CTAAAAAATGATATTGTTCATGATTTGTCATTTATAATTTCTCCACCTAAAGCTGCATAGCCAATAACGTCTGTCCACGAGTCGTCCTTTGAGATGTCTTCGGCAAGACGAGCAACCTTGACACCTATCATACAAGCCACAACTTCTTCTGGAGTGATTGCACCATTTAATTTTTTATCTAACAATATAGTCCATATGTCAGCTATACGTTGATGATTCTTTTTAGCAGGTCCATATTCTTTGGCTCTCTGTCCATTGATTAGTTTCTCCGCTTCTTTCAAGAAAAATTCTCTGTCTTTTTTCATATGTTAAATCCATGTTTAGTTGTTGGTTCAATTAAATGTAGTGATTGTTTAGCACGAGTTGCTCCGACATAAAAAGTTCTTATTTCAGAATCTTGGTCTAAACTTTCTACGCAAGCTTTTGTTGAGTCAAGAAAGAGAACTACGTTATCCGCCTCTCCACCTTTGGCTTTGTGTATTGTCGATATCCGAATCCTTGGAGAACCTGTCAAAATCCTCTCGCCTCTCCTCCTCACTGACATTATATATGCTATCTCCTGATCCGATACTTTCAAGACTTTCTGCCACGGAGTCTCTCGTGTTACGTTCAAACTGCATTTCTCTATGATGTCGTCTAGAGTATAAGTTTGTTCGGAGTCTAGATGAGAGAACCTTTTTCTTCCAGACTTCGTAATAATATTTGGGTTCAATAGTTTCGCAAAATTCTTTAGTTCTGATATAGACAAGTCTTGGTTTTTGCATAGTTTAATCCATACCTCTATTCCGTTAAGCACATTTGGGGAAATAGACCAACCAGTGCCTTCTCTCCAATAGAGATGACCTTCTTCTTTGAGACGAGTACATATTTTATTTGTGATGTAGTTCGTTCTTGCAAGTATCAACCATTCGCCACTAGTTAGATCTACATCTAGTATATCCCTATGCCATGTTATAGTGCCATCTTTTTTTGTGGGTTGCCATTCTTTCATTTGTCTGATAGAGACTTTTTTTATCAAGTTCTGAGAAAACTCATGCACGGCACTCGGTACACGGTACGAGGTTTTAAGAGTGGTTTTGTGTTCAGAGGCATTTAAGAAATCGTCTAACTTTACACCCATCCAAGCATAGATTGCTTGATCATCATCTCCTGCATAATAAATTTCTTTTGAATTTGGAACTAAAACTTCTTTTACCATTCTCCATTGCAGGGGTGCTAGATCTTGTGCTTCATCTATTATAAGCAAATCAAATTTTGGACTAGTTCCTTCTCTTATAAACTTTTCTATCATATCAACAAAGTCTAACTTATCTTTAGCTTGTTTATATTCTCTGTATGCTTTGTCTAGAATTTTAAGTTGTTGCCAATGTAAAGTATGATCCCAAGTGTCATTGAATTGTTGCTCTAAGCTAACTTCCCTTACACGAGCCATTTGAATGACTGCCATATACTTGTCCCCACCTGCACCTATCTGAAATAAAGGTCCGTCCTCTATACTGACAGTAGGATTACTTCTAAATTCTAGTCCCACTAATCTACCTAACTCGTTAAAATCAGATCCTTTAAAAACTTGTCTTGTTGTTAATCCCATCCAAGTAAAAGCCAAAGAGTGCAGAGTTCTAAAGTAAATCATCTGGTCTGTGTTTAAATTTAATTCTGAAGTAGCACGATCTTTTGCCTCTGTTGCAGCCTTGCGACTAAAAGACATAAAACCAATCTTAGTCGGATCCATACCACCTTTTATTTTTTCTTTGACTAAATTAATTAGTGTTGTTGTTTTGCCTGTGCCTGGTGGCCCAAATATTGTGGTCTCCATTACATCTCCAACATTCCGTGACACATTTTACAAACGCACATACATTTTTCTATTTCTGCATTTATCTTTTTTATACACCTATCTTCGCTAACTATTTCTGCAACTGCTTTATATTTTGTTTCTGGTAAAACATGATGCCATTGTAGATTTCTAGGATTGTCATTATATCCGCATCTTTCACATCCTCGCTCTACTTTAATTTGATTAACATAATCTCTTAATCTAGCTCTAGTTCTTGCCCATTTACTTATCATCTTTTCCCTCTTCCTTTTTAAAACATGCTCCTTTTGCATATATCTTTACTGCCTCTGGGTGTATTCTCCATAACTCTTCAACAACGTAATCTTCTATAAGTTTTTTATCTTTATTACATTCATCCCTGTCTTTGAAAACTACACCAGGATTCCAAAAGCTACATTTTCCTTTACCACCTTTGTATCTGCATTCCTCAACTATAATTGTACAAAAAGCTATTAATACTTCCATTAGAACGGAACCTCCTCTTGTTCAACGATTATATCATTAACTTCAACTTCAGAAGCAAACTCAGGTATCCACCAAACTCTCACTGTTTTCCATTTACCTGCTGATGTTTTAAATTTTTTAACTATCGAACTTTCTTCATTATTTATTTCTTTTAATCTTTCCTGCACTTGTGCTCTTGTGTAGCTATCAAATTTTTTCTGTCTCATAAATTCCATAAGAGAGTCTAGTCTAAAATATGTTTTACCTTCTTCTACTTCAGTAAAAGGTTTACCCAACATAACTTCTTCAAAAGTTTGTGCTTGAACTCTACCTGTACAATATGATTCTAGTATTGATACAAACTGACCTTTATATGTTAATTCTTCGGGGACTTGTATTTCATTACATTTTTCCATGAGTTGATTAACAGTCATTTCCCAATCAGCATCCTTTAATTTAGGAGGCATGACTTTTAACTGCTCCATACATGCTCTTTGAAACAATCTAGGTGCTTGTAATTCTTCTGTAGTTATCTCTAATCTCTGACCACCTATATCTACAAACCACAATCTTGGTTCAGATAAAATAACAGATAGACCACTTATTGTTGGCATAGATGTAGCACCTATGCCTAACTTCATAGTTCGACATACACCTTGATTACAATGTGATGACATGGGTTCTTCTTTACAAAGATACTGATATTCTTTTTTGTCTAATGTGTTTTGTATAGCCACAACTTCTTGTGCTGACAAAGGTGGATGAAAGTCTCTTACATTATGTTCTTCAAACTTTGCTTTCCAATTTCCAGGATCAAGCTTTTGCAAGAACACTCCCAAATGAAAAGCAGTTCTGTTTCTTTCTCCCTCAAACACACCAATAGCTAACTTAGTTCTTAAACAAGGAATGTAATTAGGAAATAGATCAACTGATCCACCTATTGGTAAGGTCAGAAAATCTTTAGGTAACGTCTTGACTTTCTGTATTTCTTCGATGAACTCGGACAACGATGCCTCGACATAATCTCCCTCTCTTCTGATGATCGCATATCGGAGAGTTTGCTCTGAATCAAAATACGGAAGATTAATAAAGTTACCAACATCACCTCTCTCGACAAGAATCTGTTCTTGTTTTGGGAATATTTCGCACCTGCCGTGACCAAGTGCTGAAGAAATCTCCGCAGCCTTGTCTCTAAAATCTCCTGCATTCATCCACTCCTTAAAAAAGAAAAATATGTGTGCACCACCCGATTTACTACGGCACACGATACACGGAACATTGAGTTCCGCCAACTTGTCTACTAATTTATTGTGATCTAAAGGATATTGATCTATATCCAAAGCACCAAACTTACATTTGTTTTCTTCATTAATAGGTATCGCACCGACACCTTTAATGCCATTAATATGTCCCTCTATTAATTCTATTGTAAGAGGGTTTCTTACTATAAATGATTTTGCTTTTTGTTTTCCTGCTGTACGTTCTTGAGATACTTCTGTCTGTCCATGTGCCGTACTAAAACCAATAAAAGCCTGTAATAATTCTTCTGCTAAATTCACTCTTCACTCCAAAAAAAGAAACCGTGGCTTGGAGGACCAGCCACGGCTTAAATTAATTAAAACGGTATTTCGTCATCCTTTTGTGCACTCTGCATTTCATCAGCAGAAGCAGAAGCCGTTTTAATCTCCCCTTTTCTAAAGCTTTGATACATAGTTCTAGCTTCAAGCATCATAGCCTCAAGTTCTTTTGTAATGTCGTACACTCGTTCAACTTTATAGTTGTACCAACTGCCTTGATCATTACTTTCTGCAATGGTTTGAATATTCCATGCAGTACCATATAAAGGCATAGGCTTACCCGAAGGTAATCTAATACCATTCTTCAATGTATTCCATCTACGAGACACTTTTAATTGTGTCTTCTTCATGTCAAGAATAGCAGGAGATCCTAGCTTAGTCTCAGAATCCATAGCCATAACAACATGTTGATGAGTTCTAACAAGCTCGTTACCCGAAGGCAAAATTTCGGCTGCACCATCTCTTGTTGTTAGTGTTATGTCCTTATCATCAGGTGCTAGTTCTCTTATGAAACCACCACCACTTGATCTAAGTGCAAACTCCAAGAACTTTTTCTCAAAGAAACAAGGGACAACAATCACACCGTCATCTGCCTTATATACTTGTTGAGATACAGTATTAAAGATATCGCCTTGTTCCGCACCTTTAATATACAAACTATCTTGTTTGTTTAACTGTGGAGACAATGCTTGTAGAATCCTAATAAAAGGTATCTGCATATCTTCTGTGTTAAAGTTCTCTAGTCCTGCTCCTGCCTCTTCCTCTAATAAAGATGAAAGAGTAGAAGGTGCTACATCAGTAGCTTGTTTTTCCGCAACTGCATTTTTCATTATTTTGCTCCCTTTATTTTTGCACGATTGCCTACATAAATACCGAAAGTATCAAAATCAATTTCTTGATTATTCTCTATTCGGTTCTTCGCCCAAGTTCTCAATGTCATTGGATGTATGTGAGTCTTTTGAGCAGGTGCTAAACCTTGATTGCGTAAATCATCAACCACGGCTCCCGCTACATTGTCTTGACCCATACCAAAACCGACAACAACTTCGTTCTTAATTATATCGCCTTCTCCGATAGAACGAATAAAGCTAAATGCTTCTTCCTTCTTATCATCGGGAATCCTAGCTGATACAAATTTATCTATGGAAACTTTGTTGCCATCAACAGTAAGACTTTCAACACCGAGTTGTTCCATCAATGAAGGAATATCTTCCTCATCAACAGTTCGTTTTCTTTGTTGTAAATCTTTGAGATGTTTTTCAGCATCCTTGATCTCATTATCAAGATCAATGGATTGCCTAATTAATGAAGAGAGTTTTGAAGTCTCTCCTTCGCTAACTTTATTAAATGCTTGAGGGTTAGCTGCCTCTTCTTCAAATAGTGAATATACATCACTCATCTTTCTCTCCTTCTTCGTTAAAGTTTATACCCTTCGGTATTGGTTCTAGGGTTTTAACCCCTAGCTTTTATATTGTCAATAGATTTATTTTGACTCTTTTTCCACAAATATTCTTGCTTTGTGAGAAAAGATATCTGACCACCTATTGATCTATCATTGTCTTCCGACAATTCTTTAAGCATGTCCCAAGTTTTAATTGGTACTGCTACTGATTTCCATCTATCTGGATCCATTTTTATTCTCCCTTTTCTTAGTTATGCCTATTTTTTTCCATACTGTCAAATATTTTCTTACATTCAATTAAACTTTTTTTCAAAGAATATTCCCAAGATCTTTTTATTAAGTTTCTATCGTTTTCAAATGTATTTATATGAACTTTTTTAGTAATACCAGGTAAACAACCAACAGGTAAAAATTGAATATTCCTTTGAGGTAATGATACTAAAGCTAAAATATCACAATCATTCTTAGTATATGCCCTTTTGGGTTTACCTTTTGATGTTGAAAAACAATAACAATGTTTCTTATCTACATAGGTAGCAGTTTTAACTTCTATTCTTTGAGCCACAAAAATACCATCTCCCTTTACTGCAACAACATCTGTACCATCTTGTTTTATTAGATCACATTCAACACCTAGCATTGTAAGTTCGAATGCTGTGAAAAGTTCTCCTGCTGTCCCTACTAGTTTTTCGGCTCTTCTAACCATTAGTCACTCCTTTTTGGCGATACCTTCAACCATTTTCTAGCTTCTTCCCCTAACGTCTTACCTGCTAAAGTAATTTTTGATTGTAAAACTTTTACAATATGTACGTCAATACTATCAGGAACAACCAAGTCAACGTACAACACATTATTCTTTTGTCCTATTCTATGACATCTGTCCTCTGATTGTATTCTAGTTTCAAGATTAAAATCGTTTGAATAATAAATAACATTCGTGGCTGCAGTAAGTGTCAAACCTCTTCCCGCAGTTTGTGCATTACCCACAAAGAATCTTGTATCTTCATCATTTTGAAATCTATCAATAGCTTTGTCTCTGTCTTCTTGTGAGGTGTCTCCATAATATGTAACCACGGTTCCCGATCCATAGGCTTTATCCAAAGCTTTCTTAATCTTTTTTATATCATGACGAAACCTAGACCATATAATAACCTTGCCATCCATTTCTTGTATCGTATCAAGCATAGCATCGATTCTATGATTTGCTATCTCAACAGTTTCTCCGTCATCTGTTACAAGATAGCCACACAACAACTGTTGTAATCTAAGTAAACGAGTCATGACTTCGGGTGCAGTAACCATATCTCCACTTTCAAGAAATGCCACGGCAACATCTTTCATACTATTATAATGTCTAATTTGATCTGACGTTAAGTTAACTTGTCTAGTTGTGTATATTTTTTCGGGTAAATCCAATGCTTGTTCCTTAGTAACTCGATATGCAAATCTATGTAATTTATCCGTTAATTCTTCTAAATTTCTAAAACCAACAATCTGTTGAAAACTGTGATTACCTATTCTTGTTTGTCTAATTACGGCATATCTTCCTTGAAATGACCAATAGCTATCAAACCCTAAAAGATCTTTATCAAGAAAATAACATTGTGAATATAAATCCATAGGAGATTGTGTGATTGGAGAACCTGTCAGTATTCTTTTATATTTAGCTGATTGTCCTAACTTTAATATTGCTTTTGTTCTTTTAGCTTTTATGTTTTTGATAGTTGTTGATTCGTCTACTGCCAACATAAAATTACTTCTGTGTATAAATGCTTCTAAATATTTTATAACTTTTGCCGTAGCAAATGCTTCAACATTAACTAATAAAATTCTTAACTTGTCCCTGGTTTTTACACCCTCTTCAAGTATCGCTTTCTCTGTTTTGTTTGCACTTGCTTTCCATATATAAACATTCTTTGGTATATCATCAGGTAAGTGAGTTGGAATCTCCGAGTTCTTCCAATTCATATACACACCTTTTGGTGCTATAATAATTGCAGTATCTATATGTTTGTTTTCGTATAGCCAAGTTGTGTTATCTATTAATACTTTTGATTTACCACATCCCATCTCCATGAAATAGGCATAGTTATCCCTAGCAAAACTTTTGAACAGAGCCTCTTTTTGATGCTCGTATGGTTTTGTTTTATATTTAAATGGCATTTATTTCCCCTCATTTTATACCTCATCTATCCAAGCTAATGTTGAACTTGCTGAAGAATATTCTCTTATTTTTCCTCTATATGGCTCTTCAGGTTTAATGGCTTCAGGATGATCTGTCCCACTCCAATCTGATTCAGGTAGTTCTCTTTCTTGTTCTGTCGTTAAAAAAGGTCCCCAATAGCCACCACTTCCCTCAAGACAATTTCTTTTGTCTCTTGTCCACTCTTCAAGTCTTGCTATCTGAAGAATCGTCTTCACAGGTGTCCCAATCTGGTTCGAAATGGAATGTGTATCGTGCCCGAGACTCCACATTTTTTTTGCTACGGCTACTGCGAGATGTGGATGGTTTGGGAAAGTTGATGACGTTATCTCCACCGACAGAGTGTATGTCTTTTTTTCCATGTTTTTTATCCATCATTCTCCTCCTCTTCTAAACCCTGCATGATACCCATTTTTGCAGACTCGAGGTGCCAAAGCACATCAGCTGGATCTTTCATTGTTGTTATCATTTGAACCATCTTGTCATATTTATTAGTTCCAAGAATTACGATTTGATCAAATTGTTCCGCAGCCAACTCACATACCATAGGCACGGGTTTAACTGTTCTCCTTATTTTATAAGGGAATTGTATTACATTGTCACTCATTTTAATTGTGAACCTTGACAACAATCGTCCACAACACTATGGCACAAAACACATTGCTCATGACCATGTATGTTAACAGTCTGTAGTGTGCCTTGACATCTAGGACATTTCGGCAAACAATGTGTTTTAATTTCTTCTTTTTTCCATTCATAATTTATTTCCTCACTCATTTTCTATCTCCGATCTAATTGAATGTGTGTGTCCATTATATTTCATTTCAGTATATTTAGAAGCTAATTTTCTCGACTCTTGTGCTTCTTTTTCCATGCCCGCTGACGCAAACACAATGGCTTCTTCTTCAAATTTTCTGATTATTCTGTCTATAAGTCTCATAGTCTTTCTCCTTAACTATGTTGTAATCACAATCAACAAACACATAACCAAGATTTTTCCAAGAATTTTTGTTTTCTTCTTTTTTTAAGACTCTCTTTATAGCATCTTTTTCTGTCGTTGCTTCAACTTTTATTATTCTTTTTATGTTTGTGTAAACCTCTATGTAATGTGAATCTGCATTTTTGTAATTTATAAATTGAGTATCGTATTTTTTACTTGTTGCCTCTTTTAACATTTTTAATGTGCTTGGTTTCACTTCTGTCCTCCTCATTGTTCTTTCACATTTATATTTTAGTTGATACGGATAAGGCACGATGGTTGTTAACATCTCTGCAATTTCATGTATTCTAGCCATACATTTCTCTTCAGTTGCATAGCCATTTGGAACTTCTGTATCGTGCAACTGAATACATCTCTGCTCGTCTGCCGATCCAAGAACCAAGGAGCAAACCAAAACCATAGCCTTAAACATTTTTAACCTTTCAAGATTCTCCTCCAATGTCTTAATAAAACATCAGAATAGTAAGGGTGTCCGTCCTTTTCGTACTCCTTACAAACATCATTTATAACTTGTTCAACTTTGGATACTGCTTGATTCCAAGTTATGTCTTCCCTAAGTATAGGTTCGTGTTCTAAATGAGTTTCTTTTAAATGAATTTCTTCCATCACACTCTCCTTTTCTTTCATTATTACATAATCTCCCATAAAAGTATATATGGTGGATTTTCGTAGATTTTGTTAATGTTAATTACGGGATCTAACATTTCCCTTGATAAACCATGTGAACAATAAATTGTCATGAACAATGTGGGCATGATTTATAAAGACATCTACAACATTGAAGAAACGATATTCCACCTTCGCACTTTACATGGAGGCATCCCAACCACAAAACTATAAAGACCTTTCTATTGCATTTGCTATTATCATTGCATTGTGAGGAACTATGGCATTGCCTAGTCCTTTAATTCTGTCCACCCTTTTGGGTAACCCATCAACCACTCTGTCCACACAGGGTTCAACTTTCCAGATGGTTTGTGGGGATCTTTCACTTTGGCACACAGATATGACCGATTGTCCATGTGAATCTGACTCTTGCTCCCAACTGCTCCACAATCTTTGTATTCGGATGCTCGAGGTGTCGGGAATGTTTCCATGTGATTCACGGCATCCCTCAACTTCACTCCCCACCGAACTCCGTCCTTGTTCTTTCTCGAGAATCTTCCGTTGTTGATCTCCACATTGCTCGCCATTCCCCCCTCTACGTCCGAGGCTCTTGGAGTCGGGTACAGTTTTATCGTGTTCGGATCTACTTGCTCCCTTAGATTGCTTGGTCGCTTTCTTCCCTTTCTGTGTCCGTTCTGTAATTTCCTCGTTGCCTCCTCCGATCTCGGTGGCAGATGATCCATTGTGTTCGGAGTCGCCCATGTCTCTACCAATGATCCACACTCTGTCCCTTTTGTGTAAAGCTCCGATTGAACTAGACGGAAACACAAACGTCCTCGTTGCGTAATTATTGGCTTCCATTTGAAAGAGAACCTCGTCAAGTCCCATTGAGAAGTGTCCATAAACATTTTCGTAAACTGTCCAAGAGGGTCTGACTTGTTCAACAATTCTTTGGATGTACGGATAGATGTGGCGAGGGTCTTCTTCGCCTCCCCTACGACCTGCAACACTAAATGGTTGGCATGGATATCCACTTGTGAGGATAAAGGGTCTTCTTCGAATAAATCTTTTTGGGTCATTTGCTACCTCCTTAACGTCATTTGCTATTGGTACTTTCGGAAAATTCTTGGCTATTACTTTTCTACACCACTCTTCAGTATCACAGAAAAGTTTGGGAGTAGTATTTAAACTACTCCACGAGAAACCTAAAGCAAAGCCACCGATCCCCGAACAAAGGTCTATATGTTCTCT